CAGCGAATCTCCGTCAACACGGAAGGTCACAAGCTCTTCAAAGGTGTCGCCATCAGCAACATCTTCAGGCAGGGTATAATCAGTCGGTATAGTTAGTTTCATAATTGTTATTCTCTCCTCATAGAGCTTGCCTTAGATTTTACTCCAAGGCAAGCCTTGATGAATAGAGACTAACTAATTACGCGAGGTAACCGTAGCCACTGCCCGTGGGGCAAGTAACCAGATCGCTGGCGAGGTTGCAACGGAGATGCAAGATGTAGTATCCCCACTGAGGGAAGATCTGCTTCACCGCGCAAGCCATCTTGGCGCGCCAGTAACCGCTATTTTTGTCGGGGTTACAGTTCTTATCGTACTCGTTGATCCAGCGGAAGTCTCCGCGATAGTTCTGAGCATCATAGACCAGTTTGCCGACTTTGAGGTTCGGGTTCGGAACAAGCCACTCCATCGCCTTCGGGTGGAACACAACCGTGGTGGTGTACTTCGCAGCCTTGTAGGCGGGGTTGATGATGTACTTGCTCTTTCCGTTGACGGACGCACCGCCCGAAACATACGGAGGAACTTCGGTGAAACCACCAGAACCGTTGTCGTTGAAACGCTTCGGGAACGGACGGCTATGGAACACGAATCCACCATAGGACTTACGGGGCAGGAGCGAGGAGCCGTTGGCACCAAGCAGATCGTTGACACGATCACTCCAACGGATGTCCTCACGGACTTCGTTGTTGAGCTTGATCAAGTTCTCAATCGTGGCGCGTTCAGCGAACACGTTGAAAACAGGCGAGCCGTCATCGGTCACCGCATCACCGTCATCACCAGCGTTGTCCTGATAGAGACGATCATAGATTTCACGCAGAACGCCCAACGTCATAACGGAGGTGGGAGCGGGCAGTGCGCTGGTGAAGCCGCTGGTCGAAGTGGACTCAGAGAGGCCAGGTTCCACAGAGACTTTCGTCGAGAAGGCGAGGTAGTCATTGTCATAACGCTCGATCCACTCTTTGTTGACGTTATCGGCAAGGATCTTGATGTAGTTGTTGACATCATCAATCGGGAAAGCCGAAGTACGAACGTCTTCCAAGCAGATCCAATCGGATTCGATGGCCTGATGGCGGAGTTTGAATTCCTTCTGGTCGAAGGCATAGCTGACGGTCTTGACGGGAGCCAAGCAGGAGTTAAGCTCGCCAGAGACGCCAGTGACGCCGATATCTTCCCATCCGCTGCCAACGGCAACAGTGCGCTGGGCGATGGTGTTTTTGACAATCGCGCCCATATTGTCGGGGAAAGCCGACTGGGTCACGAAACGGAGGTAGGGATCTTTATAAAGACCCAAGCGATGAGTGCCAAGAGCAATACGTCCAGTCTCGCGTTGAAACTGATCAGAAATGCTTTCGCACGAAGTAGCAACAGGTGCTGACATAATATTATTTCTTTCTATTTAGTTTAAGGGTTAGGTTTGATATCAAGGCACAGAATGCCCGTCTATCGGTTAAGTTTCTGGGCCGCGACCAGAGATTTACGGCTACAAATTTTGAAGGCTAACCAGCCAGCGAGGTATCCGCGACCAACTCGGATCTAAGTCTTGGCGGGACGTTATTACATTTCCCTTATATTGTCAAGAGGGAAAAATTTACCGCCGCCCCAAAAGCGTTTTACCGAAGTTCATCAGGCTATCAGCGTCTTCGTCATCGCTAGAATCTGATTCGGTTTCAGTCGCCTTTCCAAGGGATGGGGTGGCTCCAACCAAGCCATCTAGCTGGGTCTGGAGTTCTTTGATCTTCGCATCTTTTTCGGCGCTCATCCGTTCTACCTGTGAGGTATAGTGGTTGATGGCACTTTCAAGGAAGGGGACAACAGCCGCCCGTGCGAGGATGGCGCTTCGGTCTTCGACGCTCAAGCGATCCAGATTGGTCTCTGCGGCATTCTTTTTTGCACTGCGAATACTGCCATTCCACTCATCCTGTCCGTCGATTTCCCGAAGGAAATTGTAGCGATCTTCCAAATTTGTCCAAGTCTTGGCCGTGAATGCCTTCTGGAGTCGTTGGTCGTTCTCAATAAACTCCTGTTCAGATTGGGCCTTACGGGCGTTTTCGGCCTCGGCAAGGGATTCGGCCTCACTCTGGAAGCGTTCATGGTACTGAGCCAGTTCATGGTATTTATCAGCCATTTTGACAATGGACAACTGTTCCATGCGCTTAAAGTCGCTGGTTAGGTCTTCCAAGGAGTCGATACGTTTGCGGGCATCGGGTTCAGTAATGGCTTGCCAGAGTTTAGAGAAATCTGCGTCATTGGCTTCTGCAATGGCTTTCAAGTCGCCCTGAAGGCCACTGAGGGGCTTTTTGATGGTTTCGACGTATTCGGGGCTTCGCTCAAAGTTCGCCGCCTTTAGCTCGCGATTAAGCTCCGCCATGCGGGTTTTGTAGCCTTCCAGTTCTTCCTGAAGGCTTTTGACTGTTTCGCCCTCATATTTGCCCACCTTCTCTTTGGTGGCGTCCAATTCGGCTTTCAAGCGATCCCGCTCCTCACGGGCCTTTTTCATTTCGCTTTTGATCTCCTTCCAGCTTGAGACGCCCTTCTCAGAATCATCACCTTCGGGTTTGTCAGAAACGGGCTTATCGGCAAAGTGGGGATTTAGCGGGAGATCGTCATCTGAAGTATTTTCATTTGATTGTTCTCCAGTCTCCTTGAACGAGGCGCTTTTGGTAATATCGGCAACTACTTTCTCCGTCTCTTCCTTGGTTGCCTTGGCCTTGGGCTCCGCTTTAACGGGAGCTTTTTTCTCCGCCTTGGGAGCTTCTTCTTTCGGGGTTTCGGCAACAGGTTGCTCTTTCGGGGTTTCGGTTGCAGGCGCTTCATTGGGTTGAGCTTCAGGAGTTGGTTCGGCGTTGGCCCCTCCAAAAATGGTTCCAGCGAAGTCTGCTTCACCCGTAAGGGCGGAATTGAGTATATTAGCCATAAGTTATATTAGTTGGTTTCTTCTGAAATTATATGAGAGAAGGGTTCTGGCAAGTCAAATTTAGGTTTATTTACCTGTCCCTGACCCAAGGTATCAATGAGATCCAGAACCTCTTGACTGCCCTCATAAAAACCCGCGCTCTTAATGAACACTGGCGACAGATCAAAACCCTGTGCCACAGGACTACTGCTCCGCTTCGGGCGAACCCGTTTGGAGATAAACTTAAGCCCCTTTTGCATATGGGGCATAGCCCAAGTTTTGCTCCACTCACGCGAATCCTGATCTGTCCAATCCATTAATAAGGTCTAACTATACGCAGATTCTGACTTTGTCTAGTATAAATATCTTAAAAATTAAGCTGTTTGTGCGGCCATCGGGGGTCGGCCTGCGGGCCTTGCTGTTTTCTCAAGAATAGAACTGCGGGTTTTAAGATCATTAAGGGCCATCTGCTGACGAATAGTCTCCATCTTCTGTTGATGGGTTTCTTGGTTCATCATGCGTTTTTCCTGCATTTCTGCCAGTTTTAGTTGGGCTTTCTGGAGTTCCATTTCGGAGCGGGGATCGATCTGTCCTTGCGTAGCCTGTGCGGCCTGTTCTTGAGCTTGGCTCTGTTGGGCCATCATGCGGTTGATCACCTGTTGCTCTAGCTCATCGATATAAGCGGTGAGGTTTTGGAGTTGGCGTTTGAGTTCGCGGACTTCCTGCGCCCGATAGCTGTTATTAGAGAAGAAGACGAGGTGTTCGGTCACATGATCTGCGGCAGGGCGCAAGATCTGCATTGCCTGCTCGTCAGGAATTTGTTGTTGGCGATGGGCCTCAATGATTTCGGCAATCATCGGGATATGGGCCTCAATATGCACAGCGTGGTTCTGGCTATCGTGAACCATCTGCGGAATGCCCTGACGGAGGTTGCCATTCTCAAGGTTAGCAATATCAAAGTCCACCACACGGCGCGGGCCTTTATCGGAAACAAAGAGGTTAACCTTCTGCCAACCCACACCAGAGATGCCAGCAATGACGGAACGCAGGGTGTTTTCTTTGCCCTTCTCGTCCATCAAGGAATAAAGCTCCATGAGTTGCTTGCTCGCCATTTCGGTCATAACGGGACTTCCATCACCCATGGCGCGGAATGCCGTGACCTTAAGGAATTGGCGCATACGCTCAATGGAGACTCCTCGACGCGCACAACGGCGGCGAAACTCAAGAGCAAGTTTCCCTCCCTTGTCATTGGCTGTAAGCAATGGATTAACAGCCCTGCGGTATTGCTCGGTCAAAAGCTTGTTGTAAGGAGTGTAGAAAAGCTCAAGTGCTGCGGCGTTGAGCGTGGACTCTTGACGGGCTTGCTGGACAACTTCCGTGGCAGAACGGGCTTGGCCGTCTGGAGTAGCTTGACGCGAACGATAGCTACCCGTGTTGTTCTGCAACACTTGGCTCATCAAGTTGTAGACGGGAAGACCCTGAGTTGCCACAGCGGGAGGCTGAAGTTGGATCGGGGTCAGCCCACTAGGGATGAACGTATAAGGCCCGACCTCAATGTATTGAAAGTCTTGGATGGCTTCGGCGTCACCCTGCAACTGGATAAGTCCAGAGGTGATGGCGGCTTGGGCGGCTTGGCACAGAACCCTGTTTGAAATTTGGATCTGGTTGTAGATCTTCTGCTTCAGTCCACGAATCGTATGGAAGGTGCCCTGACCGACTCCATAGGTGAAGATGACAAAGCACTGATTCACGTTTCCGTAGCGGGAATAACGTTCGTAGAGGAAGTCCGAAGAATCGCGAGAACCGATAAGTTGGGTGAACTTGCCATCGAATTCGCGGTTGTAGCCATAGATTAGCTGGGCGCGGTGATAGGCCGATTCTCCAGCATAGAGGTCGTTTTCCTTGATTTCGCGTTCAAAGTCTTCCCAGTGGGCGGTGTAGTTCTTCCACTGATCCCGCTTGGTCGAAGCTTTCCAGATAGCCTGTTTAACCGCATTGAGATTCCATCCCAAGGCTTTGGCAGCTTTAGGATTGCGGATGTAATTGTAAAGCTCGCTTACGCTCATGGAGCGTTGGACGATGGCTACCTCGATAGCCTCATCTGATACTTTTGTATCGCGGGCTACCTTGAAATCTTTGAGCCCACAGGGCTCCCAAAAAATAGAGCGTTCGTCGGGCCACATGGCAACGCCAACTCCGTCACCCACAAACTCGCGTGAAAGAAGCTGCATGTTATAGGCATGGTCACTCCACTCCTTTAGCATCCAGTCAAACTCTTCAGAGATAATTTCAGAGTCCTCGTTAGAATCCCCATCATAGGAATTCATAATGACGTTGGCGATGCGGGGTACTCCGTTCTGGAGTTCGATGTACGGAGCCAAGGCGGCTTCCATTATGGCATTGGCTTCCCCAAAGTTGGCGTTGACCACATGGGTTAACCCCTTGCTTTTCAGTTCTTCGGCATCATAGGGGGCTTCGCCGTTGACCAAGGCTTGCGCCCGCGCCCGAAGATATGCCGCATCCTCATCCTGTTCGATATACTTGTTGGCGATTGCCACAAGGCTATCGGATGATTTGATGCGTTTTTTTGGTGGACTACCACTTTCTGGTAAGTTTTCCAGTTCTGCGTTACCTTGAGAAGCCATTAAAGTATAAGTTTAGGTTGATTGTTAGATAAAGTCAACTAGGAAGAAAAATTAGTAAATCCCGAAAGATCTACGGTTTCATAAGCTTGCCCACTTGGGCCAAGTGTATTGATCATGCTTTGAATAGATGAAAGATAGTAGGAATGAAATGGCCCAGCATTTCCAGTGGCATGATGGCTAACAAGGACTAAATCATTATTAATAATAAAAAAACAAGGACTTCCACTGTCCCCCCCACGAATATTTGATGGATCTCCGTTATAATTTGGAGAATTATTTGCATACGCTATAACATTCGCTGAAATATAATAAATTATGTCTGATCCAATTAAAGCATTTATGATTTCACCAGTTTCATAAAAATAAGCATATCTGTTGGGTTTCTGTAGGGGCCATTCAGCATCCCATCGGTAATGGCTACAAACGACTATTGGAATACCAGAAGATCTTAGTGACCTAATGGTTCCGTCAGTTCGATAAATATTCCTATTGATTGGTAGATAATTTTCAAAATTTGATGGTAGGGTTTTGTATTTTTTTACAGTTGACGGGAGAGGTTCTGAAAATTTAACCACCACCCCATCAAAATCCATAGAAAGAATCCTGCTTTCAACCGTCCTTGAAACGAGTTGATTGTTTGTATCGCAAAAATATAACGTATCACCAACTTCTGGGGGATAGTGACCAGCACCAATCGCATGATATGGTGTTATTGCCGTTACATTTGTAACTCCTCCGCTACCAGATTTATTGACTGTTAAACCAGAAAAATCTAATGGATAAGTCCAGCTTCCTGTATTTCTAACATAAATATTATTCGTATAGTCAAATGTTGAATATAGTGGATAATGATTTGGAGGAGAAGTTGATCCATCGGCGTATTGTCTTATCTGGTCATAGATATGACGCCCAAGAGATCCAGAAACAAAACTTTGAAAAACTTCTTTTGTCGATGATTCTGATAATGTGGAAGTTGTTACAGCTTTTGTTATTTTTTCATTAGTGCCAAGCGTTACAGTTAACGATGTAGTCCCAGTGGATTCATATTCAAAGAGGTTTGATTCTTCTGATGAATTTGAAAGAATTGATGTGTTTTCACTGGAATAAGACTCAACAAAGCCAAACTTTTCTGGTCGAAAATTAACAATAGCCCTCACATTAGTTGCTGATGTTGGATATGTGTCTCTGATAAGATTAACATCCCCCAACACATCAGATTGAGATGATCCAGATGATAATGGCGTGTATTCTATAACAAGATCAAGGTCTACCGTTCTGTCTGCAACGGTCTGCTTGGAGAATTGCCTAGCAAAAGTAGGAGTTGTGGCAACCCCACAATCAATAGGACAGTTAATAGCTGGCTCAATAGCCATGGCTATGCAATGTCCATCTCGCAGCCGCGCACAACGGCAAGCCAGCGAAGAGTTTTAGAACTATCCCCAGTTACAGAAATCTTCAAGTAATCCGAAGTATTATCAGCGGTAATAGAAGCATCATATCCAGCCTGAGATTCATGGTCTGTTCCGACAGTTGTCACTGATCCGATTAATGAGGTAGTTCCTCCTAAATTTTGGATGGCAAACTTGCGGATATAGTGCGCTGCTTCTGTGGCCGTGGCCTCCTCAATAGCACAAATCTCAACCTGACCGAATAATGCAACATCCGTTGGTATGGTGAGATAAGTTTCAGTGTGGATGATTAATTCGGTTGGAGTGGAGTTTGTTGTCCTACCCTTAAGAATAAACTGAACAGCTTGTGCCCTCTCTGAAAAATTAAAATTTGCTAACGTGCCACTTGATCCATGGGCAAGCATGTTTCGTCGATCTGCCATACCTGTAAAGGCAACCGACTCATTAGAAGTAATGTTTGAGCGAAATGCAAAAGAACCAGAGCCGCTAACTGTAGTACCACTAGCTCCAGAAATTAAACAAGATGAAAATCCACTAACAGTGGAAGTTAAAGAGCCTATAATACACGAATTGTTTGCGCTTGCCGTGCATCTTGAAGAGCCAGCAATAAGGGAATACTGGCCAGAAGCAACCTGAGTTGCCGCTGTTCTTTCACCCTGCAAATCTACAGCCGATCTACCTCTGGCATTACCAGAAACAAACGGGCCACCAACAAATATGCCACCAATGGCCTCTACATCGCCACCTATAAACACAGAACCCGCGCCCCTTGAATTTGGCCCTGTGGGAAATGTCATCAGAGTTCCGTCAAGAGGAAATTTTGAAGCGGGGAATCCACCAGCAACAATTCCGTCTCCAACTTTTAGTTTTTTGGTGTCGGTCTCCCAAACTGGCTCCCCCTCCAAGGGGGTGATGGCTGCTACTTCTGTTGCGGTGCCGCGCCGAACCTGAAGATTAGCAGGCTCTGTAATATCAACCCAGTCGGCATCTTTCCTGCCGTATATGATTCCGTCTTCTGGGGCTTCGGTGAGACCGTCTCCAAACCTTGGGTCATCTCCTTCCGCATAGGTGCCTGCGGTAGTGCCAGCTACTACTGGTAATGGGTAATATGCAGAGAGGGAGGCCATTTCTATTTAGTATATCTGGATTCGGGGTTCTAGGCGACTATTATGTTTCGGGGTTTGCCGTCAACTGCTTCTCTATATTTGTAGCAATGGGGAGTAATTGGGATGCGGCGTTTAGCCCTCCCTGCTTACAAGCTAGATCCAAGCACTGCATGACAACCTTGGCCTCGGCCTCGGTGAGTGTGACTTGCTTATTCATTGGGCTGCTCCTGCTGGCTGGCCAAGTAGGCTTGGGTCGCAGGAATCGCGGCGAGGACTGCGGCGAACGCGGCGGCGAGTTCGGGAACCGCTGCCATAATTTCGGGCGTCAACGGCGCGGTCATCTTTTGGACGAGGCTTCCGTTGGCCAGTTCGCCGTCTGCGGTGGCGGGCAGAAGCTCCACGGTGATGCTGCCGCTGTCGGTGGTCGGCTGGATCGCAGACAGAGTGTAAACGTGGAGCCTGTCGTAGACCTTGGCGGCTACGGCGGGCGTTTCGATGGGATTAGGGTTGGTTAGCATAGAGTTTTAGGCAATGAGGCCGAGTTCTTGGAGGCGGTCGATGATGTCGTTGATGGCGGTGCGGGCTTCGGTGTCGATGGTGCCGCCGCCCGTAGGATCGGTCACTGTCGCAGGACGATCCACTGGCGTTGCGCCGTAGAAGCCAAGCAGCGAGGATGTCGCGCTGCCAATTTTGATGCCGCGAAGGGTTCCGCCGCCACTTCCTGCTTCGGCGTCTAGAATGAATTCATTGCTCGCCCAGCGGAGATTTAGTCTTTCCCAGCTTGTCGTGCTTGTGTGCGTATTATAAATCCGAAGGGTATGGCTATTTCCTGCATTCCGCATAGCCAACACATAATCATCTTCAGTGCCAAGCCGCGCGCCAATAGCGCCACCGTTTCCGTTATAAAACGCAATTCCTCCAGAATTTCCTGCTGTCCCAGAAAGATACCCAAACGTACCAATTCCGATGGTGGCCGCACCTGTAATACTGCCCGCGTAATTTATTAGTCCGCCAAATACTCTCGAAGTTGTGGTAATCCGCATTCTTGTGATACCGTCACTTTGAAGCTCAAGTTCCCTCGCCGTCCCTCCGCCAGATCCCTTCTCCGTTCCGATCTGAAACACGTTGCTCGACCAGCGCAGGAAGCCGCGTTCGTGGTTCGTGCTGCTGGTGAAGGTGTTGTAGATGTTGAAGGTTTGGGGGTTGGTGGTGCGGCGTTGGGCGAGCGTGTCGGCGGCGTCCCTTGCTAATACTAAATCTGTTGCGTTACTTACAGTAGTGCTGTTCGACCAAGCATAAGTAGCATCACTACGAATCTGGATGCCACCAGACCCAGAGTTAAATTGAGCCATTGCGCCTCCGTTTGCAAAAATTGACACAAATGTGCTTGCCGTCCCAATGCCTGAGTCGCTTGCGCCAAAAAACAAACATGGAGTGCTGCTACTTCTTTGAAATCTGTAAATCGGACTACCATCGAGATTGATTTCAAACAGCCTTGAATTAATCCCACTGCCAAGACTTGCGGTGTTGGTGACGTTAAATCGCAATCCAGTAAAAGCGACTGCCGCATTGTTCCAAGTCTGCGCCAAATCCAGCACAGGCGCGGACGCCGTGAGCGTGCCGTTGTTGGCCGCAAGCGTGGTGAAGGTGCCTGCGGCGGGCGTGGTGGAGCCGATTGCTGGCGGGGCGGCGAAGTCGGAGGTAAGGGCGACGGTTCCGCTGGCGTTGGGTAGCTGGTAGTTGCGGTTAGCTGTAAGAATGTCTTGGCCGACCGAAAGCGTTGCCAGATAGGAGTTGTTGTCCTCGATTGCAATCTGTGAGGTGGCCTTTATGGAGGCCGCAATCAACTCACTATTTGCGTTTACAACGTCAAACGTGACATTGCTTGTCGTGTTAAGGTCTTGGTCTGCATCGACGGCGGCGGCGGTGCCTGCGTCAGTAATGGCGGAAAGGGTGTGGGTGTGGGAGGCTTGCGCTGCGCCAATGTCTGCGGGGGCAACATTTTCGCCAATAAAAGTCGAAAGGGTGCGCCACGATGCCGTGCCATCGCCATCGCTTGCTAAAATGTCATCGGCCCCCGCGCCCGTGGCGGCAAGCGCGGCGAGTTCGATAGCATCCGTGCCGCCCGTGTGATGGGTCGATGCGTGCGAGTTGGGCGTGCGAGCGTCACTTAGACGAGCATCATTCCCCTGACAGGCAGTTCCAGAGGTGGTTCCGTAGCTAACCGTGAGCGTTCTATTGGCTGTAAGATCTCCTCCACCCGTAAGCCCAGTTCCAGCACTGATAGTTCTGCTTGTCGGCACACCTCCGATATTAGTTAATGCAGTTGCGGGGTTGCTGACATCACTGAGATTGTTGACCTCTAGAAGCGCGCCTTGCGCCGTCAAAAGCCCGCCCACATTGATCGTCCAAGCTGTGAATGGCCCACCACTGCCTTCTACGGTATCGACATTAACCACCAATGTTGTTCCAGAATAGCTTGTAACAATAGCATGCATATGACGGCTTGCATCATAAACAATCGTAACGTCCTGTGTTGGAGTATAGCTAAGTCCCGACTGCACAATAAACGTCTTAGAACCAGTGGTTAGGGAATGGGAGCTTGTAGAAGTGGTTAGATAGCGGTCTCCGCGATTGGCCAACGTAAACGCCGTAGTGGCAATCTGGGTAGTATCAGTTCCAGCAGCAGCAGTAGGTGCTGTCGGTGTTCCAGTAAGGGCGGGGGATTCAAGGTTGGCTTTTAGATTTAGCGCGGTCTGGGTTGCTGTGCTAATTGCTTTTGCGGCATCACTTGTGTTATCCACATTGGAAAGCCCGACATCCGATTTGGTAGCCGATGTTCCAGTGGTTACCCGTCCTTTGGTATCGACCGTGACTTTTGTATAGGTGCCCGCGCTCGCACCCGAAGCAGCCAAGGTTGGATTGGGGTAGGTTCCAGTAAGGTCTCCGCCTGCTGGGCCACTGGGCGCTGTAGAGATAGTTCCCCATTCGGGTGCCGTGGCTCCGCTATTTACTTTTAGGACTTGGCCTGCTGTTCCGATAGGGAGCCTCTCATTGACTAGTGCCCCGCGATAGAGGGTATCACCTTGATTCGTTAGGATAGATTCTCCTCCACCTCCAGAAGTTCCATAGCGAGGTAGAATCTGCCATCCACGGGTTACCCCCGTATAGATCATCGTGAAGTAGGCTCCTTCGACGTTGCAGATAAGGTTTTCTTCTAGACTTTCGATTCTTTGTCCGTTTCGGGCGATGGTCAGAGGATTTGTATCAAATGTTTCCGAATAGTCGAAGATATCGATAGAGTCGCCAGCATTTGGGCTTGCGGGTAGCGTAAGAGTAAATGCTCCACCAGAAGTATCTGCTGCGACATTTTGGGAATTGGATAGAGTTTGCGGACTAGAGACTACTGTATAATTGATGTTGGCTTGCGGGCCAGTCGGCCCAGCGGGGCCGCGCTCCACAACCTCAATGATCTCAATCTCCCTCTCTGTGATCTCAATGACCTCTTGGCTCATCGGGCAATCTCCTGATAGACCTTGGCTTTGCCAGTGGCAAATGCAATGTAGGTGTAGCCGAGGTAGAGTTCGATTTCGTAGACGTTGTCGCCTGCTGTGAGGTTTGCGGCCTGTGTGGCGGTGATTTCGATTTCGATGGTGCCCGCGCTCCCGCCGAGCGTAATCCCGCTTCCAGAGGTCAATGTGAGCAAAGTAGCGCTATCCTTGGCGCATTCACGGATGACCATATTAGCCCCGTAGCCCGAAAGATTGACTGGGACATTGGACTTTCCCTTGCAGGACTTTGTCAGATAACGAAACTTCGCCGTCCATGTCTTTCCTTGGACGATTTCAATATCTCTTTCAAGTCTCCAGTAGTTGGTCATTTATAAACTGGTAGCCAGAATTGATTGGTTCCAACACGAATTTCAATGAAGTCATTGATCTGGTTGTTGGTTGCGGGGTTTGAGTTGGTGTGGTTGGTGGAGAAGTCTACAAACCCATTAACCACAAGATTGGTGGTTGCCGTCACTGTGCCAGTAGCAGTGAGAGTTCCAGATGCCGTTACATTGGAAAAGGATACATTGTTAGAGGCACCGAGGCCAATATCTGAGCGAAGTTGTGGTGCTATGTTTGTGTTGCCAAGCAGTTCAAGCACTTGACCAGATGGAGTCCCTTCAATAATGATCCCACTGGAACTTATGCCAACGTAAAGCGAGTTTGTTCCATCTGTTCCAACGCTAAATTGACCACTCGCACCAAGTTCTAATGAGTTAAAGGTGACATTGTTAGTTGAGCCGAGGCCGAGGTTGGTGCGGGTAATTGCCCTATTTGAATCGCTGTTGAATGATAAATATGCTTCAAATGCAAATTCGTTGGCCGTCCAACTTAAAACGGATTGACCGCCAGAATCATAAAATTCTTGGTTTGCAAGACTGATAATTCCATTTGTTCCATAAATAAGTTGTTCTGTGGTAACGTTGGCAAAAGTAACATTATTTAACGCCCCCAACCCAATGGCCGTGCGAAAATTGGTGATATCGGTATTAGTGAGCCATGTGGCACCGAGGCCGAGATTAGTGCGGGTGGTGGCTGCGTTTGCTGTTGCGTTGGTGCCAGAGAAGTAGATGGGTTCAACAAATGCAACGTTATGGTCGAACTGCCACACATCATTGTAGTAGACAAACTGCACAGCCTCGTCAAAGCGGGTCAATGTGATCAGGTTATTGGTCGATCCCGCCCGCTGAACCCGCGTCATGGAATTGGTTGGCCCCTTGTGGACAACAATGGCCACATCTCCCTCAAATGTTAGCGTGTTAGTCGGGAGGACAATAGTGTTTGTTACATTTGCAATGTTGGTGGCCAGACTGTGGACATGGAGGAATCGGGCTGGAGTGATGTTGGTTGTGAAGTTTGTAACTGGCAGGGACTCAATAAATGTCGTTGTAATCGGGGCCGCTTGCCAGAAGTTGGTCGGGCTTACAACCTCTCCGTTGGTGTTGACCAAGACTGGATTGGTATTAGACCCAAAGAGTGCCGCTTGGAACGTTGCGGCGTTAGTGTTGGTGAGGCCGCTCCAGCCAAGGCCGAGATTGCTTCTTACATTAACATCGTTCCATTGGCTATTAATTTCTACTGGATCGGAATCTGATGGAATTGTCAGAACACTTTCATCATCAATTGTGTCATAGAATCTTATAAGACCACCGACTCCACGAATGCTCATATTTTCAGATCCGCCAACACGCAAAATGTTAAACTCAACTTCATTTGTGATTCCTAAACCAATCGCCGTGCGGAAATTGGTGACATTATTGTTGGTGAGCCATGTGGCTCCTAAACCAAGGTTGGTGCGGGTGGTCGCTGAAGATACATTTGAAAAAAATATTCCAGTCGGCGTCAATGAAACCGAGTTAGTGCCATCTGAATTTATTACTGAAAAAGGATTAATTACTGTAAACTGTGATCCAATAATACTATTTGTAATTGTTAATCCTGCAAAACTTGGATTATTATTTGTTCCAAGATTGATTGCGGAGCGAAAGTTATCTGCACTTGTATTCGTAAGTGCAGACCAGCCCAATCCAAGATTGGTTCTTGCTGTTGCGGCGTTGGTAGCTCCTGTTCCGCCCGATGCAATTGATAGAGTTCCAGAAATATTGGTTAACGTGGTTGACGGAATGTTGGACGCTGGAATAATGCCAACCAAATTTGCGGACTGAAGATTTGTTAAATTTCCGCCATTACTCGCAGCCAAGTTGGAAAGCGTGGAAGAAGAAGTTTGAAATGCGGATGCGGGATTTGTTGCGGCGGTTCCTAATCCCAGTCCCGTGCGAGCGTTGGAAGCATCGGCGCTCCAAAAATTTGTAGGCTGAACTACGGCATTGTTTGTTCCAACCAGAACGTTTCGCGTTTGCCCGAAGCCCGAAACAACCAAGGCTCCACTGATAATAAGTGAGAGAATATATTTCATTGTTACATTAGTCGCTTCCAAACCCGCTTGGTTCCTGTTTGGCTATCATAGTCGTTGGGTCGGACTACAAAAGGAAGATTTTGGGCATCGGTGCCATTGGTTAGTTGATAAATGGCAGGAAGCCCATCGAGAATAAGAAAAATAACAATACCAACCGCATAAGTTCCACTGACTGTATTAAGGCTGTCTAGATTAGTTGATCCACCGCCATCCAATCCAGTAATTGAAGGTTCAACACGAAGGATATTAACGCTAGGAGTTTGAATCGTGGTTGAAGAAACCCCAATAACACTAGAAGACGGAATAGGAATACAGATCTTGCTCATTTATCGGGTAACCTCTGGTGAAATGATAACATTGCCTTGCAGGATTCGGGTTGTGACGGCCCCGTTGTAAAGCTCAATGTCATATACGGCTTTATCACAAACCGAGAGCGATGCCGTGTCAGACGCCGAAATAAACAGCTTAATAGATCCTGTAGTTTCATTCAAAACAATTCTACCATTAGTTGTGGACAATTCAAGGATTAGTGCTTTAGATTCGGGCTTAGACCGAATGTGCATCTTAGCCGTATAACCAGAAAGATCCACGGGAGCCGAAGGTTCACCCGTTTCATAAAATAAAGTTTGATTGAAGGTGGCACCTTGAAACACGCAGATATCCGCCTCCGCAATCGGTAGTTGAGCCATAAATGGCAAATAGAATCTACCAATTCTTCTTTATAGTCAAGGCTTGTTTGAGTTTTTTAAACGTCTCTTTGTTGAGCCGTTTCTTTTCCTCAATCGCTTCACTACCCGCCATCGCCCCAAATACTTTACGGGCCACAAAAAGTCCCACAGCAAATGAGTCGAATAAGTCGGGGGACTTGCCGATCCGCTTCTTCATGTCTGTTTTAGACTCAATGATGATCTTTCGGGTTCGGCGCACATACTTCCTCTGGGTCATTTCCCATGCCAGATCAGGAGTAATTCCCTTGAGTTGTTCACATTCTAGGAAATAGCGGGCAGCGAAGCAGAGTTCTGAGGCCATATTGTGGAACAATTCCTTGCCGACTTGGGGCTTTCCTGTGACTTCGTTCCTCATGGCATATTGGGCGCTGACTGGTAAATCTGATGCCGCGCCCGCAAAACTCACTGCATGCCAACCTTTTAGGAGTTCCCGTTCACCAATTGACCAGAAAATACCGCCCGCCGAAGCATCCACTCCCATCCATTGATTCGGGATTCCCAGCTTAAGAGATAGATCGTGGATCTGTTGGATCATCTCGTATTGGAAGTCTTCTTGAGACCCAGCCCTTCTGTTGAGGACATATTGTTTTTCGACAGCTATCGCCCACTTGCCACTGATCAGCTTGCCATACTTGAGATGGGTAAACACAAAGCGGTCACCTCCCTCAGTGTAGCTTGGATCAATTCCTGCAATATCTTTCGGGGTTCCGTCCCATATTGGCTTGTCTAGCGCCCCATGGCGGGCTAGTAGGATGTCCGAGACAATCGTGGAGTCATCGGCGTCTGCGGGGGGCCAAAAGCCCCTAAACTTTCTCCAATACTGCGGATTGAGTTCTCCGAGTTCTTTTTTGGCAAGGGCCACATCATTGGGTTTGGGAAGAAACGGATAACGCAACCCCTTACCAGCATCGAATGACTGTTGGTTCGGATTGTCGTTCTCTGAATCAAACCTGATGCACACCCCCTCGATACCAGCCACCCGTATCTTCCAGTTCGGGGTTTGCTCGTCCACACTCATCCATCCCTTGATGGGTTCGCAGAATTTTCCATGGGGGTCAAAAATGGAGGACGGGTTGCCAGCGCCAACAATATAAAGCTCTTGTGCGCCCTTGAATCCCCAGACTGCCTCGTTGATAACCGAAGCCGAGCAGTCTTGTAACTCGTCAATAATCAACACGATACGACGATTTTTCTTACCCTGAAGTCGCTTCTGAGCATCGTCTTTGTATTCATCACCAGCCGCTAGAAGCATAATGGAGGATGCGTCACTCACGCCTGTTTCAGGATCAATAACAGCGCCCTCCTCATCCGAAAGCTTGATGATATCCATGGACTCAATGAGCCTACCAGATGCTAACCCCATGTTTCGGGCTTCGCGATACATCTTGACCAACGCTGCCCAGATACGCTGTTTGGCGTCAATTTTGCTCGTAGAGACCACAATGGTCATTGTATTGATTGGGTCGCAGAACCAATTGACCAGCGCAAACGCCGCCATCCCGTAGGATTTACCAGAGTCCGTTCCGCCAGCGAGACCAGTAACGCTTCGGACAAATCGGTTGCCTGTAGCCTCGTCCACCTCATAGACTTGGTTACAGAATGCCTGTGCGCTGAGTTCCGCCCACCTGTGCCATTGGAAGGTTGGCCAGATTGCCGAGACAACATTGCGATAATGTCGAGCCTTGCCGAGCCCTCCTTCTTCGGGGGTAAGACCCTGCAAGAAGGCGTCCATCTCAATGCGGATTGGCGTAATTGCCTGTCCGTCTTTGGGTAACCACAACCTCCCGTATTTCTCTATCCCTT